AGGGTTCGATTCCCTTCGCCCGCTCCAGACACCTAACGTTAAGGCCCTGTTTTTACAGGGCTTTTTCGTTTCTGGTTTTTGGGGGTGTCGAAAAAGTGTCGAAGCCTATCGTCACCAGCCCCTATTTGCCTTTCGAGGAAGGCGCATTACCTCGGTTGCCGCCTGAGACATTTCCCGTCGTACTAGGCCAATTTCCTCCCGGCCCAGGATGACTAGACGGGCCTCGGCCACCTTGCGACCCGCTACTCTTCGAAGCACCACCTTTCGATCCGCCGCCACCCTTTGCCATAGCTACCTCCCGAAATTTTGGGGTTCAGTTTTCGGTATAGCCCAAGCTTCAGGATGTGGACAGCGGCTCACTCTGCTGCACGATGCCGTTGAGCGGCCCCAACCTGATCGCATCGTGCAAATGCTCAGGCGCGAGGTGTGCGTATCGCATCGTCATGTTCAGCGACGCATGGCCCAGGATCTCTTTCAGCGTCACGATATGCCCACCGCCCATGATGAAGTGAGCTGCGAACGTGTGGCGCAGGATGTGGCTTGCTTGTCCGCGTGGTGGCTTGATCGTGGTCGAGAGCAGGACCAGCCGAAACACGCCAATGCAGTTGGTGAATGGCCCGTAGGTTTGCCAGTGCTTCTTGATCGCCGCGACTAGCTCCGGCGTTACCGGGACCATCCGCACCCGCTTCGACTTGGTATTGGCGAACACCAGAGCGTTGCCTCTAATCCGCTCCGGTCGCAGCGCCTGAGCCTCACCCCACCTCGCCCCGGTCGCCAGACAGATCCTCGCCACCATCGCCGGATGTGGAGACGTGGTCCGCGCCTGGAGTGCATCGAGCAGCTCGGATATCTGCGGCTTGGTCAGGTAGGCCAAGGGGCGCTCCTGCAACCGAACCGGACGAATACGGATGAACGGACAGGGATAGTCGATCACGTCGAGCTTGTGCAGCTCGTTGTAAACGGCTTTCAGGTAGCCGAGGCGATTGTTCGCCGTTTTGCCGGTTACCCCTGCTGCCATCCAGCGTGCACGCGTGGCGGCGATCTTCGCGCCATCGACCATGCGAGCTATCGGGTCGCCCATCGCCTTGGCACACGCCCGCAGGATCGCCACACGCCGAACGCCATCGGAGAGCGAGACGCCGTGAAGATCGAACCACAGCTCGACCAGCTCTGACAGCCTGCGCTTGTCCTTTGGCCTCGGCGCCCAATCGTTCGACTCGCTGCACTTAGCGCGACAGGTCGCCTCGAAGCGCATTGCCTCGGCCTTGGTCTTCAACGTCTTGCGGAACCGCTTGCCTTTGACCGGCTCAACGTCGACCCGCCAGCGCCCATCGGAGAGCTGCTGGATCGCCATCAGACCGCTCTGCCCCATCGAACGTGGCGCTCCTGAAGCAACGTCTTGATGTGCTTGTACAGATCACGCTCGCTCATATCCTTGGCGGCGTAGTGGTCACGAATGACCGGCCAGCATTCCCACTCCTTCAGGCGATCAAATGCGGTTTTAGCGCCCACTCGCTCCCGTGCCAGCAGGCTTACGAAGTTTCCCAGGAACAGCTCGACGTTCTTGCCGCTAAATCCCCGGCTGGTCTTGTAGTAGCGCTTGTATTCCGTTTCATCGACCAGGGAATCGACTGCCACCTCGACCCGCACGTCATCACGCATCAGCGTCCAGATCGGCTCGTACTGCCCGGGGCGATGCAGCAATTTGAACTGGCACAGCCCGTAGCGCCAAAGACCGTCCAAGTGGGCGGAGAACGCCGCGAACGAATCCGTTTCGATGGCCTCGCCGGTCTTCGCACTGATCGACCCGCTGGCGAACTGCTGGATGACCGAATGGTGATAGCGCAGCTCGACCCGCCACACGTCCGCCTCGGGGTCGTAGTTATCAGGATCAGCCGCATCGAACGAGTCCCGGCGACGCCAGACGCTTTCCCAGAAGTCGAGCTTATCCGTCGCACGGGCCTGTTCGGTCTTGTTGTAGATGCAGAGCTGAACGCCACCAGCAGAGCCGAACATGGATGTTTCGCCCCGGCCGTAGACGCTGGACTTGGTCGCCCAGTTGATTTCGTTGATACCCGAGATATCCCGGTGCGTCCGCGCGCGACAGTGCAGGCGCGCCACCAGATCCACCGGAGGCTTCCAGCCCTGGAGGTCCAACGCCAGATGGACAGCGCACTGGTTGCGTTCGCGGTGCGTCATCACGGCTGCCGCGTAGTAGTCCATCCGCTCTTGCAAGCGCTCAGGCGACAGCGCGTCGATGGCGTGCGGTGACACTTCGATTTTCAAGTGCGGGCCGATGTTCTCGAGCTTGGCGTTGAAGTTCTTGATGAGCAGGATGAACCCGAGGTCAGCGTTCTGCAGCTTGTACTGGTAGCCCGAGTCCCGCCCTACCCGTCCGGCGTGCCAGAACTCCCCGGCGAACTCGACCATGACGCCCGGCTTCTCGAACAGCGCCATGATTTCCGGGCGGATCAGTCCTCGGTACAGCTGGCGGACCGTATCGACGCCGCAACGCAGCAACCGAACGCCCGACAGGTCGGTCAGCTTGGCCGAATGGCTATCGAAGAACAGTCGCCCATTTGGGGTTTCCTGAAAGTTCTGATCAACACGAATCTGGTCTTTAACGCTCATTCTCTTCTGCTCCAAATTGCAACGAATCGACACTGGTCAGTTGGGTTTATCTGACGTGTTACAGGGACGTCAGCGGGGCGCCGCCGCGCCGACGCCGGCGCCCGATGCGCTACGCTGGCGAGCGCCGGCGTCTGGCTCGCGGCGCGTAGAACTGAGCGACGCCACTGGATCAATCACGCTGGTAACCGCACCTCGCCCCGTCCAGGGCGTGATGCGTTCGCCGTCGATGTCGCAGTACATATCCATCTGTCCGGCGAAGAAGCGGCACTCCCCGAGCGGTACAACGCGGGTCAGGCCACTGTTCGAGACGAGAACGACGCGCGCGGTCTTGCTCACTGGCTTGGCGTTTCCGGTGTTCTGCCAGTAGATCCCGTCCGACTCCGGCTCCTGCGGCGCAGGGGGACGCCATGAACCCACCGGGGCCATGACGTATCCGCCCACGCGCCATGTCATCGACATGACCGGCCCTTCGGGTTTGCTGTACACGGCGGTAGCGGCGCGGGAGGTGCGCGATGGCGCCGGCTGGGGTGCAGGCGTTGCTACTGGCGCCGGCTCGGGTGGTTTGGGTACGACCGGCGTGCTGAAGAACGAGCGCACGCCCATGACGCCGAAGACACCGCACACGGTGACGATGCCGATCAGCCCCCACAGGCCCCAGGAGCGCAGCAGCGAGGCGCGGCCATCAGCTTTCGATTCATCACCCACATCGCCCGTGGCCGATTGTGTGGCCGACTTGTAGTAGCACCACACAGTTGGCTTGAAGGTCCCGGCGGTTTGGCGCAATAGAGCGGTTTTCGGTGGCCGCTGGCCCTTGGCAGCGCCCCGGTAGATATCGACCCGGTAGTACTTCTTCGACTTCTTGACGATGCGGTAGGTGGTTTCGACCAGCAGGGTGACCCACGTGGCGATCTGCTCCAGATCCTGAGTAACCAGCACCACGCGCATCGACTGGCCCTTTTCATCGACCCGGTGACGGTGTTCGGCGAGTAAGGCTTTGTCTTCGAGCGCTGCCGCGTTGGTCTTCTGCCCCTTCGGCCAGCGGCGCCAGAGCTCGTCGAGGACCAGCACGCAGCCGTTGGGGGCCAGCTCGGAAAGATCGCGCCGCTCAAACCAGTCCGGCGGTAGCTGGGCGATGGTGCCGCCGAATTCGCCCAGCAAGGCATCGACCTCAAGGGGGATGTTCGTCACCACATGCCGGCCCTGTTTCAGGCTGGGGATGATGACGTGTTCAACGACTCCGTAGCTTTTGCCATGGCCGGGCATGCCGGTGTATGCGTCAATGGCCATAGGTCACCCGATGATCGGCAGACGGCGGATGACGAAGCGGATCAGGTACGCCAGCAGTACCGTGGTGATGCCGAAGTCGAGCCGGAACATATGCGCGAAGAACAGTACCTCGTGCGGAATCGACTGCATCGCGTTCCCGGCCTGGTAGAAGAAGTCCGGCACCGGAATGGCGTTGAAGAACGAGACGATGCCTTCGGACAGTTGGAAGAAGATCCACTGCGGCAGGGTTTCGATGAAGTCGATGACCGAGTCGAAGGCATCCTGCAGCCATTTGAATATCTGGGCGGGGAACGCCCACACCCAATCGATGAAACGACCTAGCTTCTCAAGCATGGCGGCACCTCACGAGGACAGGACGATACGAACGCCGAGCAGGCACCATACGGCCAGCATGAGCGCGGAGAAGATTCCGGAGATCTCGCCCCACAGGGCGCAGTGACCATCGAAGGTGATCGGCTTGCCGAACAGGGTCACCGTTCCAGACGGGCAGGCACCGGAGCCGGACGGAAAGGAAATGGCACCGACCGCGCTGCCCAGGGGCGAGTTACGGATGCCGTCGAAGACGCGGGACAGGGATTCGTCGAAACCCGGCACTTTGTCGGCGCCGTCGAAGTAGGTTGGCGCAACGAACGAGCAGTCACCGCCATCGCAGAAGCCGGGGCCAGAGCCTTCGCCTTCTTCGTCGTCGCCTTCACCATCCCCTGTTCCGCTGCCGCCACTGCCGCCACTGCCGCCCCCGGAGCTTCCGCCGTCGCCATTACCCGACCCATCGCCGTCACCGGAGCCGCCATCGCCTGAGCCACCGTCAGAGCCGCCGCCAGATCCACCACCACCCGAACCGCCTCCGTCCGAACCATCGCCGGGATCGGTGGGATCGGTTGGGTCCGTTGGGTCGGTCGGGTCCGTGAGGTCGGGATCTGGCGGGTTGTTCGGGGAGCAGAACGTGCCGTTGTAGGTGTAGCCCTCCGGGCACTTGTCGCCATCCTCGGGCGGTGGCGTGTCGTCCGGGTCCTGGGTATCGCCCTCTGACGGGTTCCCCGGCGTTTGGAGCGTATTTTCGTTGCACTCAATGCCGTTGCCGGAATAGGCGTAAACGCCGAATACACCGGGCGGGTCGCCGCTGGTGTAGACGTAGACGTTGGAGGCCGGGGTGTAGGTGAAGGCGTACTGGCAGCCGTTGCCACAGACAGACCCGGGCGGGTCGATAGTGGGCTGGCCTACGGCTGCCTTCATCAGATGTTCGTGGCTAACCGTCTGACCGTTTGTAGCTTCACACTGATTGGGAACCGGAACGGGACACTCGTCGGCATAAGGAACAAGTGTTTTAGCTTCATCGTCGCAAACTCTGTAAACGTTGACATAGCCCGAAACCGAGTAGCCGCTAACCGCACCCTTGCGGCATTCATGACGCGGATAAACGGCAGTAGGACCGCTAACCATTGTCCACGGGCTTTCCGGCGGGAATAACGCCTGACAAGCGTTGGTTGATGCCTCATAGGCACTGGAAGCGGTCCAGCTACCAGTACCATCTAGCTTTTTCGCAACGTATGCGGCGTTAGCAGCCTGGGACAACAAAACGGAAATCGAAAAAGCGGCCAACAGGCGAACGGCTTTCATCCCTACCACCTCGAAAAGATCGCGTAAGCGCAGGCCGATCCGATGCAGAAGAAGGCGAACTCCCAGAGCGCTTGCATGGCTACCTCGCTAAGAGAAAGGCCGGCACTAGGCCGGCCCGGGTTGCTAGTGAGCGTTACGAACGCAGGAAGCCGAGGACGACGCGGGCACCCTTGATGCCGGCGTATACCGCTGCCAGCAGGGCCGCGACGGCGAGAACACCGGTCGCGATGGTCGAGAAGTCCACGCCATCGGTCAGGGTGCTGTAGTCCCAGCCGGCAGCGTGGGAGGCGGAAGCCGCGATGGCGAAGGGAACGGCCAGGGCCAGATCGCGGGAGACGCGTTTGAGGTTTTGCATGGTGGTCACTCCAAATGGGTTTTCAGGCGTGCTTGAGGAAGTCGAGAACGGCCTTACAGCCGATGCCGATCAACAGCACAGTGGTTACGAGCGTGAATCCGATCCCGAACACCTGGGCCAATACGGCGGGGTCCAGTTGGCTCGGGTCGAACTGTTCTGGGAGCTGGACCAAGACCCAGCCCCCGGAACACAGGGGCGCCCCGCCTGCATCGACCGAGACGGTGCCGTCGCAGGTGAGCGCGTAAGTCATTCGCCGGCCTCAAGGTCGGCAGTTGCTTCGGAGGGTTCGCAGTCAGGGCAGACGGCGAAGTGGGGCGGCAGGCTGAGGTCGGGCAGCAGGTCGCTTTGTGGCGCGGGCAGCGCCATGAGCTTGCCCATGTCGTTTCCGCAGCAGTCGCAGTACACCCGGTCATCGATCAGCATGGCCGCCCCTCCCGGTTAGTTGGCCTTGGCCGGGTCGCCGGCTTTGGCCTGGGGTTGAGCTGGGGTGCGCGGGGTTTCGGCAGTGGCTCGGGTCTGGACGGCTTCGAGCTGGAGCGCCAGATTCTTGCCCTTGTTCTGCCCACCACGGGCAATCTCGAAGTGGATGCGCACCAATTGCAGCGGCTCGAACTGCGCGCCGGCTGCGAAGATCTCGTCGGCTACTTCGTCCGCTGCTGCCATGCCGATAATCGACAGGCCGTGTTCGGTCTTGCCGTCCGGCTCATCGCCGTAGAAGACCTTGATGTACTTCTGGCCCGCTTCACCGTCGAAGCGTTGAGTGCCGAGAAATGCAACTTCCATAGTCGAACGTGCCATCTTGTGTTTCCTCTCTCTAGTTGCGCTTTATTGCGCTGCTTTGCTTTCTGCAGGCCGAGCGATCCCGAACGAGTGAAAAATCAATTTCACTGCGACCGGCTTGTTACTTGGCTTGCGGGTTATCTATAGCTGTATTTAAACGCTCTTGGAACAACTATTTATCAAGCATTAAAAGATTCAATAGTTCCCTTTTTAATGCGACGAATAGTGCTGAATTAACACTTTCCAATTGAGCAAACATTAATTTAATTAATCATCCGCAACGCTGTTTAACACCAAGGGCTTCGCCCTTGTCATCCCACTCTCGCCGCCGAGGGCTCGGGAGCGCGGGAGGGAAAAGCGCTCCCGCACTCACGAGCGGAGGCTGTTTCGGTTCGTGCTGGGTCAAGGGTGCGCTCCGCCCGTGCTTCCGTTCGCCGGATCGGTGAAGCGTGATCCGACGAGCCGGGAGCGCGGCCCTGGACCTGGACAGGTCGCGCGGGGTCGGCGAGCTGGCTCAACACGTAGCCACCCCACTGCGCGGCTATCGCGTCAGCGATGCCCTGATAGGTACGCGAGCGGTTCTTCCAGCGGTCCGGTCCCGGCGCCATGTAATGGACAGTCGGTTCGCGGCCCTCGACGATTTCGGTCGGCACCAGGAGCGGCAGGTTCTGGAGCCAGAAATGCGTTTCCTTGCGTTCGCCATGACCGAACATCCACGGCTGGATGATCTGGTCCGGTTTGCGGATCTGGCTGGAGATAACGGACTTCGGGTTTTCGAGCGCCTTGAAAGGGATCGGCGCAGCAAGCAGCTCACGCACAAAATCTAGGGCGCGCTCTTGGCGACCATCGGCGATCTTCTCAGGGAACCAGCGTGCGCCCGATGTAGCGAGATCAGTGCAGGGCGGATGGGCAATCAGTAGATCCCATCCCCAGTCGAGTACTTCCAGCACATCGCCTTGGATGTGCTCGCCATCGGTTTCGGATGGCAGCAGGTCGCAGCTGACGGCGTAGAACCCGGCGCGGGTCAGCGCATCACGAACGCGGCCGGAGAACTCGCAGGCAACGAGAGCGGTTGGCTGTCTCATGCCATCACCCCACCAATTCGAACGGTTCGTGAATCGGCACGTAGGGCGTTGGCTTGCCCGTGTCGTAGATCACGCTCCACCACTTCGCGGGGCGGTCGGGTGGCGTGTGCTTCTCGCAGATAAAGGCCGGTTCCACTTTCCAGTCCGAGAGCAGAGGCTTCCAGGTTCCACCGACGCAGCCCATCTGAAGCGTGCGAATCGGCCGCGCATATGCGGGGCGGCATTGGGCGCATTGTGTGGACCGGCAGGGAGCGGGTTTCGCCATTTCGCGTCTGGACCAGCAGACAGAGCAGTCGCAATCCTGGGCGTGCGGAAGACGTTGATAGCTGGCCGGCTTCTGCATGGGTCATCCCCTCCCCTGGCTTTCCGTAGACGGCGCGGATCATGCGGTCCACTCCTGTTCCAGCAGCCAGTGACGGAGCATTGCGCTGTTGACCATGCGCCGCTTGCCGAGCTTTACGGTCGGTATCACACCGCGCGTCGCCCAGGCACGGGCCATACCGGGGCTAATGCCGTTACGGTCCGCCCAGCATTCGACCGTTTCCACGTCCTGCTGTGGGCCGATCAGCTTTGAAAGTTCTAGCTCTTCCAGTTCCATGCTCGTTCCGTCACTATTCGTGCCATTAGCTGCAAATGGCTATGGAGTAAATATTTCTCTAGGGGAATTATTAACCCAGCAAACAAACAGAGCAACAATTTCTCTGGTAAAAAATTCTATATGGAAAAGGCTGCTGATAGGGCTCGCCTATTGATCAAAAAGCTCGGCCCGAAGAAGGCCAGCTCTTATGGCGGCGACTACGAACGCTGGAAAAGTGTGAGCAAAGGAGCGGTGCGAGTAAGTACAGAGGAGATAGACGTATTGGTAGAGGTATATCCCCAATATGCTCTTTGGCTGGCTAGCGGAAAAATTGCTCCCGATGCAGGACAAACCAGCCCCGAATACGATCAAGCCAATTCAAACTTGCCCAATCAAAACGCGGGATAGCGATCACAACGGAAGTGGCTAGGCGCTGGTACGCCCGTCGCTGATTGAACATTTGGAGATAAAATGAGCGCTTTAGATATTCAAAGCCAAATAGATAACAACAGGCGTTCAGTGTCGTTTGACAGTTACGACATAACGGTAAGGCAGATTTACGACATGATCATTGAGGGAATGATCGACGTAGCACCTGAATACCAAAGACATTTTGCTTGGGATGACACGAGACAATCACAACTAATTGAATCCATCATCCTGGGCATCCCTGTACCTAGCCTATTTATGGCCACCAACAAAGACTCCACTTGGGAAGTGGTGGACGGACTTCAAAGACTCACAACCATCGTAAACTTTATTGGACAAGAAGAACATCTACGCAGCATTGGCCCCGGTGGAAAGAAGCTAAAACTAAAGGGACTTGAAAAGCTAACATCAATCAACGGACTGCACTTCGAAGACCTTCCAAAATCAGTGCAACTCATGTTCGTCACTAGACCTGTGCGAATAACCGTACTGAACGATAGAAGCGACTACGCCATCAGATATGACCTTTTTGAGCGACTGAATACTGGCGGAATTACACTACACCCACAAGAAATCAGGAACTGTGTTTTCGCCGGGGATTTCAATGACCTTATTAAAGATCTATCTGCAGAGCCAAATTTTAGATCAGTTGTTAAGACCACAGAAAACTCCGCACGAACCGGAAGCTACGAAGAACTTGTATTGAAATTCTTTGCTTACTATGAGGATCGTGAACTATTTGTTCACGGGGTAAAAGATTTCCTGAATGACTTCATGGCAAAGAAGGATAGTTTCAGAGACGCAAAAGCTTACCAAAAACTATTCCACAGAACTTTTGAATGCTTGGCACATAAGCTCCCGCGAGGCATTGTTCGTGGGCACCGAGTCAATCAAACCCCTCTTGTCTTATTTGAAGCTATCTCTATAGGAGTAGCAGACGCCATGGATGAAGGAAGGGAGATTGATGACCACATTTTGCAAAGACTGCTCGATGATGAGGACCTAAAAAAACTAACAACTGGCGCCACCAATTCAAGATCAAAATTGCTAGCCAGAATACAATACGTTAAAGACGCATTCCGATAATGGCTTTTATTGAAATAACCCAACGAACCCGAGCCAGATTCTCGGAAGTAGTTCTATTTTTAAATTACATTAAAAGCCTAGAACCTAACGATCCCACCCAAGCAATAATCCCCGAAGTAAAAATAATGAGAGGATTATTCTATGTACACCTATATGGAGCCATTGAAAAGTCAGTCAATGACGCAGTAGAAACAACATTAATGCTTCTCGCTGCCAAAAGCGTCAAAAACAAGCACTACTCAAGACCGCTACTCTCTTTAGTATTCCACGACCAAGTTAAGGCGCTTAAGGACACTGGATACGGAAACCTAATAAACAAATCAGTTGACTTATTCTGCGAGTCAAATTCAGAGAACATTATTAGAGTTTCCGAAACAGCTCTTTCGAAGGCCCTCCAGAACATCTGGTTTTCCACAATAGAAGAAATTGTCAAGGTATTTGGTATTGAAAATGTCTCTTTTACCCCGCGTGAAATTGCAACCATTAACGAAATTGTGGAAAAGCGGAATGCAGTAGCCCATGGACGAGACAGCGCAATGAATATAGGGGAGCGGCATGGGAGCGACGTTCTTCGTACCAAAATGGATATTGCTGCTGGAGTTATACAGAGCCTTCATGAAGCACTCAGGCTTATGTACGAAAACAAGACATATTTGATAAACGAAGCGCAGCCGCTCTATAGCAATACAAACTGACGAAAGCCGCTTGAAAATAGGGGACGAAAAAGCGGACAGATTTTATTTAACAACCTCGATCACTGAGCAAGGAGGCGTGATGAGATCAGACTGGGATGATGCACCCGATTACCTACGCAACAGAAAGAAGCCCAGCCCTTGGCGGCTCCTCGCGTTCCTGGGTATCGGTTCGGCTATGGTATCGGTGCTAGCGTTTACGTTTGGCAAGCCGATCGTGCTGGACGTAAACCAGATCAAGCAAGGCGTTCATGTCGGCGGCGAGCCTTGGTTTAACCAAGAGCCTAAGCAGCCCACACAGCCGGTTAGCCAGCCTTCCGTTGCAAGCTACGAAGCCCCAGAAGCAGAACCGACACCAGCGCCCCAGCAGCGACAGCTGAGCCAGGAAGAAATCGAATGGTTCGAAGAGCGCACAGCGGAAGCGGTACAGTCCCGCCAAACATCGTTTAACGATAGCAACTACACGCCCCGCCCCGTCGCTAACACGATGCAGCCACCACCGGCCCGCTACTACGCAGCCAGCTCCACCAGCAGCACGCATAAGCGTTCCGTTTCCCGCCAGACTCACGTCAGCAACTGGAGCTGGGAGAACGGCCACAACAGACAGCGCATCAGCGGCCAGTTTGAGTGGACAGTGGTAAACGACCAGATCGACTACAACAGCGTGTGCCAAAACTACAAACGCGGCTCCCTGGTCTACCGTGACTGCCGTAAAGGTGCGAAGGTTGCGTTTAAGAAGATGTGCAGCCGCTATGAGCCAGCTTGCGCTGCCGAAAACAATTTCCTACCTTAAGCGTCGTTAATTAGGAAGACTTAGTGCCAGCTTACAGAAACGAAAAAACGATTACGAAACTAACAAGAACTCAAGCGAAAACCAAGCCAGCAGGAAATACGAATATAATCAGCCGCCTAGGCAAAGACAAGGGTTGGCTAGCCACTATTAGCCGCGCCCTTATAATTGCACTTTCTCTCGCATCCGCTCATTATTTTGGCTTTATTTCGAGCATGCCTTTTGAGATTGCATCCGTCGTAACAATTGACTTCTTAGCGTCTTTCATTTCAACCTTCTCCTTCTATTTTTTACTTTGCTACACCATCTCAAGAGTTATCGCATTCATTGCATCTCAAATGTTATCCGCAACCGGCCATGCCACTGCAGCACTACTGCTTAGACTCAGGCGACACTGGCCAAAACACTTCCACCGAACAGCATCCATAGCTTATAAAGAAGCTACAAAATACGAAGCGCCAGCCTATTATGTCGTTTTACTTCTGAGCTTTGGATTTCTTTTCAACATATCCTATCTAGAGCTTATATATACAAACATCGGAGAAACTACGCGCTCTTACATAATACTTACACTTATAGCCATAGCGCTTAAGCTTGGATTTCTTGCTAGATCACCAGCAAAAGTCATTAGAAGACTACGAGACGAGAATAGAGTCGCATATCGGCGACAAGCGGTTAAATCAGCAATATACTTTAGCTCGGCAATCGCACTAGCATTTTCTTACTATGCTGGCCTACTTCGATTCGACAAACTAAAGAATGAAAATCCCGTTACCATTAATAGCGAGCATTACACAGGGACGGCTAACATTCTTTTGAAATCAGGTAACGCTCAACTGGCTTTGCAGCACGATGGAAAACAGCGCGAATTTGTTTTCTTCAACCAGCACATCTCGTTACGGCTCGAGACAAACCCAGCAGTTACAACTACCAAACAGGCTGAAGAGTGATTGCAAAGCGTAGCTAGAGCCAGCTGTCGATAAAGTGTCGAAAACACTGTGACGTACTGCGCCGAAACGAGCAGGCGGTTCAGCCCGGAAACCGCATAACGACACGCTTTGCGACGGAACGACACACTAGGCAAAAGGGTTCG